CTACTGTTGTATACGACAACGATAGCGGTTCATACGACGACACAACAGGTAGAGATATTACAGGTGCCTTTAATGACACTGTTACCTGGGATGACGTTGTAGACATGGCAGCAGTTCTCATGGCAGAAAAGCACGTTCCGACAGACTTCATCCTACACCCACTTATGTGGTCAGTGTTCTTGAAGAATAGCATCTTCCACCAGGGCGGTGCTGCTTCTGCAGTCAACACTAGCTGGGGATATCGTCCACAGAACGCAGATGGTTCACTCAATGCAACAGCTCCAATGGGTCTTAACGTAATTGTTTCCCCATTCGTTAGCTTCACTGCAAAGAATGGAGCAACAGCTGCTAAGTCTGACATCTTCTTGATCGACCGTAATGAAGTCGGTACACTCCTTGTTAAGGATGACATGAGCACAGATCAGTTCGATGATATGAGCCGTGACATTCGTCAAATGAAGATGAAGGAACGTTATGACATCGTAATGCTTGGTGACGGTGAAGGTATCACAGTTGCTAAGAATGTCAGCCTCGCCCGTAACTACGAGGTCCTCGTTACTAACGAGACAGCCTGATAAAAGCCTTGGGATTGTTATAGTTACGAATCCCATAAGGGAGGGGGCGGTGGTTTTAGGATCACCGCCCTCTTTCTTTTTACATAAATATTAGTTACTAATATATACATGCGCATGTTATCAGGAGAATCATAGTGGCTTTAAATCTTATAGAGTATGCGACAGTCGGTGTTGATGTCGTTATTATAAAATTTGCTAGAACAGTTAAAATTAGTTCTATTATTAATTCTAATTTTGTAGTTCAAACAACATCAGCAACACCTTCACAAATTACTAATCCATTTAAAACCATTAATACTATTAATGATTATAATCAAATTTCTAGAGTATTAAAACTTTCCTGGAATACCGTATTACCAGAACAAGAGTTCTATATAAGGGCAGTAAACTTAGTAGACGCTGCAAATCAAATAATTCCAGAAGAAAAAATTAAATTTACAATAGAGCAGTCGGCAACGCCAACTTCAATAGCAGATCCAGTTCCACCTGTAATCGAACAAATTTTAATTGAAGATAAATCAATCTTAGCAGAACCATATGTTTCTTATCAGATAATAGCAAAGAATCCAGATTTTTATATTTCTTCAGTAGATCCTGTTAATGGAGATTTTTATTTAGAAAATGATTACAATAATGGAAGAGTCATAATAAACTTTAATGAAAGACCCGCTTCAAACTTTTTATCATCTTCTTATTTTAAAGCTCAAAGAAAGAGGATTCAAAGATCTCCATCAAGATGGGAAACGCTACCATGCTTGGTCTCTATGCATTCTTGGAAGCCAGAGGTTTATGTAGATTTTCCATCTTTAGATTCAACACCTTCATACAACGCTGGTAACAAAATTTATTTTGAATCAAATTACAAATATAGAATTATAGTTTCTAAAGATATAGGCATATAATGGCAAACTTTATTTATGGAAAAGCAAAAGAAGCTTTATTTAATGGTCTTTTTTCAATCCAAAATAATTCATTTAAAGTATTATTAGTTAATAATTCATATGTTCCAAATGAATTATCCCATACATTCGTATCGGACATAAATAGCAGCTTTATCAAAAATAGATCGCAAAATTTAGTAAATTTAACCAACAATTATGGCGTTATTGATGCAGACGATGTCATTATTGACAGTCATGATGGCACGGCTTTTAATGCAGTTGTTTTATATCAGGTTGGATTTTCAGATTCAAATTCAAGACTCCTTGCATATATAGATACAGCAACAGGAATTCCATATTCTGGGAGTAATGCTACAGGTATACCAATTACTATAGTGTGGAGTAATGGTCCAAATAAAATTATTAGAATATAGGTAAAATAATGGCTACAAATTATCCAAATTCTTTAGATATTTTACAAAATCCATCTGCAACAGACGCTTTAAACTCATCACTCGTACCTCACCATCTTCAGCATACAAATGCAAATGATGCTATAGAGGCACTGCAAACAGTTTTGGGTATTAACCCAGCAGGATCTCATTTAACTGTAAAAGATAGAATAATAGCTTCTGAGCAAACTATATCTAGTCAATCAGTTTTAAATGGTTTGACAGATGTTACTATAACTCAAGCAAATAATGGCAATATATTACGCTATAACGGCTCTCAGTGGGTTAACTACGCTGAAGGCAATCTTACCGATGGAGGAAACTTTTAAAAATGGCTAACACAATTAGAATCAAAAGAAGAGCTTCTGGCAATGCAGGAGCACCGTCTAGTTTAGAGAATGCAGAACTTGCATACAATGAAGTAGACGATGTATTGTATTATGGTAAGGGAACTGGAGGAGCAGGAGGAACTGCCACAACCGTTGCAGCCATAGCAGGCTCTGGTGCGTACGTAGGACTTTCTGGAACTCAGACAATTACTGGGAATAAGACATTCTCGGGCACGCTTACAATAGCAGCTCCTTCATCGGACATGCACGCAGCAACAAAGAAGTATGTTGATGATTCGATTATTTCAGCAGGCTCCTATGCAAACTTTTCAATTGCTGGTGATTCTGGTAGTAATCAAGTAATTGATAGTGGGAATACATTAACTATTTCAGGTGGAACAGGTCTTTCATCAGTCGCAGGCGCAACAGATACAATCACAATTAATCTCGATAATACAACTGTTACAGCTGGTTCTTATGGAGCTGCAGGCACTGTTGCAACATTTACAGTTGACGCACAAGGTCGCTTGACAGCAGCTGGAACAGCTACAATATCAATCGGTTCTAGCGGAATTACTGACTTTACTGAAGCCGCACAAGATGCAGTAGGTAACTCAGTTGGAACTGGCCTTACCTACACTGATTCAACTGGTGTAATTTCAGTAACAGCAAATACCTATGATGCATACGGCGCTGCTGCTTCTGCTAAGACCGCAGCAGAATCAACTGCTTCAGGCTATGTATCAACTCACTCATCAGCAACAACTTCAGTGCATGGAGTTACTGGAAATGTAGTTGGCACATCAGATACTCAAGAGTTGACTAATAAAACTATCACTTCCCCAATCGTTTCAGGACTTTATCTTTCTGACTCAAGCATTGTCTTTGAAGGTTCTTCTGCAGACGCTTATGAAACTATTCTTACTGTTGCAAACCCAACATCAGACCATACACTCACTCTTCCAAATGCAACTGGAACAGTAGCATTAACAAGCGATATTACAACCGCTATAAATGGAGTGGCAACAACATTCACAGTTGCTGGTGATTCTGGCTCTAGTCAAACAATAACAAGTGGTTCTGATACTCTTACCATTTCTGGTGGCACAGGATTAAGTTCAGTTGCAGGTGCAACCGATACTGTAACTATCAACCTTGACAATACAGCCGTTACAGCTGGCACATATGGTAGCTCAACTGCTTCGGGAACCTTTACAGTAGACGCTCAAGGTCGTTTAACATCAGCAAGCTCTACAAATATTAGAACTGCCTCAACAACAGAAACAGGTTTAGCTTCATTTAGCTCTGCCGACTTTGCAGTTAGTACTGGTGAAGTAACCATTAAGTCTGGTGGAGTTGACAACGCTCAACTTGCAAACTCAACAATCACACTCGGCTCTTCAACTTTAACTCTTGGATCCACTACAACTTCAGTGGCAGGATTAACTGAAGTTCAAGTTGATAATATTAATATTAATGGAAATGAAATTAGTTCAACTAATTCAAATGGCAATATATCACTTAATCCAGACGGTACTGGTTCGGTAACTCTTAATGGTCACAAGATTATCAATCTTGGTACGCCAACAGCTGATTCCGATGCAGCAACAAAGGGCTATGTTGATAATAAAATTACAGGTTTATCCTGGAAGCAAGCAGTTCATGTCCTTGCAACTGCAAACGTAGCTTTGACTGGATCAACTCCTTTGGTTATTGATTCACACACTGTTGAAGACGGTGATAGAGTTCTTTTAACAGGTCAAACAACTGCTACCCAAAAAGGCATATACGATGTTGCAATTGTTAGCAGCACATATACATTAACAAGATCTTCCGATGCAAACACCGCCGAAGAGTTTCATGGATTGGCAGTTTTTGTTCAGCAAGGTAGCTCATACGCAAACACTGGTTGGGTACAAACCACAGATACTGTAGGAGAAGACTTTGGTAGTCAAGTATGGAGTCAGTTCTCTGGTGCAGGCGCATATGGTGCTGGTTCTGGTCTTAGCTTAGATGGAACCACCTTTAATGTTAATGTAGATGCAAATGGTGGAATTGAAATTAGTGGTGATGCAGTTGTTCTTAAGTCAACTGTTGGTGGAGCTGGTTTAACACTTACCTCTGGAGTATTGGCAGTTGGTGGAACAGCAGATAGAATTACTGTTGGCACCGACTCTGTGGACATTGCTTCAACA